CTCACAGCCCAAGCAAAGTTCAGCATGGACGGCACGGGCGAAAAGCGCCAGCGCAAGTTCAGCGGCGTGGCGTACTCGGGCGACGTCATCACTGGTCATTGGTACTGGGGCAGCGTGGTGTTCGACATGGCCACCCTGAGCGTACCGGACAAACTGCCCGCGTTGATTGACCACAGTCGGTCTCAACGGTGCGGCTACGTGACCGCCTCCAGCATCAGCAACGAGGTGGGGCTCACGGTGAGCGGCAACCTGCTCAGCAACGAACACGGCACATCAGTGGCGGAGGAGTCAGACGAAGGCTTCCCGTGGCAGATGAGCGTCCACATTGAACCCGGCAGCATTGAAGAAGTGCTCCAGGGCTCCAACACAGTGGTCAACGGGCACACCTTTGCTGGCCCAATCACTGTGTTCAAAAATTCGAAAATCGTCGAGGTGAGCTTCACGGCCACCGGATGGGATTCGAATACTTCCGCCGCAGCAATGTCGCGAGGCGGTGATACTTCACCCTCTTCACAAGGAGAAAGCGCAATGGACTTGAAGCAACTTCAAGATCGCGTTGCTGCGCTGGAAGCCGAGAACAAATCGCTCCAAGCCAGCAAGGACGACCTGAGCAAGCAACTTACGGATGCCACCGACAAGCTGACCAAATTCAGTTCTGAAGCCCGTGCTGCTGCTGTTCAGCAACTGTTCACCGACATCGGTCGCGAATACAAGGCAGACGACGCAGAAGCGAAGGCGTTCAGCGCCATGCCGCAGGAAGCGTTTGACGCCACGGCCAAGGTGATGCGTGAACAGTTCAAGAAGCCTGCTGGCGGTGCCTCCGCTCCGCAGACCGCTGCGTTGTTCCAACACCAGGCCAACGGTGGCAGCGCACCCGCGCAGACCACTGCACCCGCAAGCAACCCGCTGATGGCTGACGCTGAAAAGCGCGCAGCACAATTCAGCAAGCGAGCCTGACCCGCTGTCCCTTAACCCATAGACGAAAGGAAAGACATTATGGTCTCCGCTGTCAAGAACGAGCCGGGTCGCGCCAGTGACTGGCTCCTGTATGAAGAGGATGAGATTGGCCGCTACTCGCGTGACGTTGTCACCGTGGCCGCCAACCAAACCCTCAAGTGTGGTGCTGTTGTCGGCTTGAACGCTGCCGGCACTGAGGTCGTTGAATACGACAACACCGACCCGGATGGCGGTGTTGTCGTCGGTATCATGGCTGAAGAAGTCATCACCGGCGCTGCCACCGTCAAGGGCGTGATCATCGCCCGTCACGCCAAAGTCGCACCCAGCGGCCTGGTGTGGAAGACCGGGCTGCTCCAAGCTGACAAAGACGCTGCCATGGCGGACTTGAAGGCCGCGGGCATCATCGCTTCGGCTGAAGCCTAACCACAACACCACCTGAAAGGAAACCCGCATCATGATGATAGACCCGTTCAAGGACGGTTTCAGCCTGACTCAGTTGAGCCAAGCTATCAACGTCCTTCCCAACATGTATGGCCGCGTCAATGAACTGGGCTTGTTCGCATTCCGCGCACAGTCCGTCAAGACCGTCACCATCGAAATGCAAAATGGCGTTCTGACGCTCGTGCCCACCACTCCCTGGGGGGGCCCCGCGCCGAAGAACAAGGTGGGCAAGCGCAACGTGCGCTCGTTCAACATTCCGCACATGCCGCTGGAGGACACCGTCCTGGCTGCGGACGTGATTGGCATCCGTCAATTCGGTTCTGAAAACACCCTGGAAACCGTTGCCACCAAGGTCAACGAAAAACTCCAGACCATGAAGAACAAGATTGACCAGACGCTTGAATGGCGCAAGATGACCGCGCTGAAGGGCATCGTCCTGGACGCTGACGGTTCTGTCATCGAAGACTACTTTGCGGCCTTCGGCGTCACCAAGAAGACCGTCACCTTCGTCCTGTCCAATGCAGCCACTGACGTCCGCGCCAAGTGCATGGAAGTTGTGCGTCACATTGAAGACAACCTGCACGGCGAAGTGATGCAGCGCGTTCACTGCCTGGTGTCGGCTGAGTTCTTCGACGGCCTGGTGGCTCACCCCAAGGTCAAGGAAGCCTACGCCAACTATGCAGAAGCCGCACAACGCATTGGCGGTGACATGCGCAAGGGCTTCAGCTTCGGTGGCCTGACGTTTGAAGAGTACCGTGGCGTGGTGGACGGCAACCGCTTTATCGACTCCGGTGAAGGTCACGCCTTCCCCATCGGCACCAACGAAACCTTCAGCAACTTCGGTGCGCCTGCAGACTTCGTTGAAACGGTCAACACCTTGGCTCTGCCGTACTATGCGCGGCAGCAGAACAAGGACTTCAACCGTGGCATCGACCTGCACGCCCAGTCCAACCAGCTGCCGTTGGTGAACCGCCCTGCCACCATCGTTGAACTCGTGGCCTGATAGGAGCCTTCCATGTACGCAGTCCGCGCTGATTTGGTGAAACGCTTTGGGGAGCAAGAGATTGCTTCGCTTGAAGACCCGGATAACACCGGGGCACCCAGTGCGGCTGTGTCACAGGAAGCCCTGGAGGACGCCACAGAGGAAGTGAACAGCTACGTGGCTGTGCGCTACGGCTTGCCGCTGCCTTCTGTTCCAGCCCCTTTGTCCCGCGCCGTGTGCGACGTTGCACGATTCCGTCTGTACAAAGACCGCCCCACTGAGGAGGTCAAGTATCGGTACGAACGGACAGTCAAGTGGTTGGAGCAGTTGGCAGTTGGCAAGGTGTTGCTCACGTTTGACCAGGCCTTGACTCCTGCTCAGACGGAAGAACTCACCAGGCCAGCTACACCAGTGAGCGCCCACTACTCGGGCGGAGCGTTCAGCGATGACACGTTGGGCAAAATGGTCAACCCCGCAAAGGTTGACGGTTGGGGAGTGAGTCTGCGATGAGCATCGGAGTCCGCATCACAGTCGGTGATGACAGTGCCGTGCTGTCAGCCTTGAGCAAGCTCGCGCTTGACAGGGATGACAAGACCGCATTGCTGAATGAAATCGGTGTCAACTTGGTGGAGAATGCGCGGTTGCGGTTCTCTGATCAAGTGGCCCCCGACGGTACACCTTGGCAGCCTAGCCTGCGGGCTATCAACCAAGGTGGCGACACGCTACGGGACACCGGCACTTTGCTGGCGTCCTTGACGCACGCAGTTCTGTCCGAGGGCGTGGAGTACGGGACAAATGTACCCTACGCTGCCACAATGCACTCCGGTGACACTATTCGGGCTTCTGCTGCGCCGTATCTGACGTTCCGGGTTCCCGGGGGCGGGTGGGCCAAGAAAAAGGAAGTGACCATACCGGCGCGTCCGTTCTTGGGGTTGGACAGTGACGATGAACAGATGGTGGTAGACATCATCGGCAACTTCTTGAAGGTACAGTGATGGCAACTTGGTGTAAACGTGCAATGTCGAGAAGCTCCAGCGTATTGACAAGAATTCAAACTCGACTAAAGGAACCGAAGATATGGCAGAACAAGACGACAACCGCTGGAAACTTGACAAACACATTCCTGTGGCTGTCATCTTCGCTATCGTGGTGCAAGGTATGGCTGGCGTGTGGTGGTTGTCCGACCTGCAGCACTCAGTTCAAGATCACGAGCGCCGGTTGGTGGCTCAAGAAGCCGCCAAGATTGCTGAGCGTATGGCGGTGGTGGAGGTGCAGATGCGGGACAGCCGTGAACTCCAATTAGAGATGAACCGCAAACTTGACCGCCTGATGGACTCCAAGGGTTTGCGCGGTCAGCAGAGGCCATGAACGAACTCATCACCAATTACTTTGAAGCGGAAGAGTCCATTGTGGCGCGTCTGCAACAAGAGATGCCTGAGCTCAAGTCAGTGCTGACTCCGTTCAGCATTGGGGACATGGTGGAGTCATCTCAGCCCTCCCCGGCTGTCCACGTCATTTATGGCGGTGACGCGGTGAGCGGCAATGAGGCCGGTTCTGGAACCCGGCGCACTATCGACCAACGCTGGTTGATTGTGTTGGCGGTGCGCACACCCAAGGCGCAGCTTCAGAACACAACCGAAATCAGAACGCTTGCGGGTGAGTTGATCCCGAAAGTGCTCCGGTCGTTGCAGGGATGGGCTCCTGTGACGTGGATGCGGCCTTTGGGTCGTGTGAGTGGCCCGGCAGCGGGGTACTCCTCGTCTTTCGCCTATTTCCCCTTCATGTTTGAAGGTCGTATCATTACCTGAAAGGAAACCCAAGTCATGTACTTCTCTGGACAAGGCAAAGTGTTTGTGGCTCCGTTGGTCAACGGTCTGCCTGGCGAATTCCGCTGGGTGGGCGACGTGCCTGACTTCAAGCCCTCGTTCGACACTAACAAAATCGAACACAAGGAAAGCTACACCGGCCAGCGTCTGCTGGACAAGGTGATCACCACTGAAAACAAGGCCAAGGTATCGGCTGAGTTGGATGACTGGAGCAAGGAAAACTTGGCTCTGGCAGTGCGCGGCAAAACCAACACCATTGCCTCTGGCACGGTGACTGCGGTTGCGCCTGACACGTCTCCTGCTGCGCTGGTCGCGGGCTCCATCTGGGCGCTCAAGCACCAGAAGGTCAGCGCTGTGGTCATCAAGGACAGCAGCGGTGCGCCCGTCACGGTTGACTCCGCCGACTACACGGTGGACGCGGACTTTGGCACGGTGACCACCCTGGACGTGACCGGTTACACCCTGCCCCTCAAGGCCGAGTACAGCTTCGCGTCTGTGGACAACATCGCCTTCTTCACCCAGCCGATTGCTGAAGTCACCATCCGCTTTGAAGGCGTGAACACGGCTGACAACAACAAGAAGGTGTTGGCTGAAATCTACCGCGTGGCGCTTGACCCCACCAAGGACTTGGGGCTCATCTCCAATGACTTGGGCAAGTTCCAACTGGAAGGCAACGCTCTGGTCGACCCCACCAAGCCCGATGACCTCGTGTTTGGCCGCTTCGGTCGTCTGGTGTACCTGTAATCAACGCACACGCCAGCTAGACGACCTGGCGTGGGTAACTGCGCCAGGTCGTTTTTGGAGATAAACAAAATGGAACAAGACAAGCAACTTGAGCAGATGGGCGGTTTTGAAGCCCGTTTGACGGTACGCGGGCACGAGATTGTCGTGCGCGAAGTGACCATGAAGAACCTGCGGGAGTTTGCTGCGGCTTGCTCCCCGTTCCTCAGCGCGTTTGACGAGGCCGGTGAACTGGCAGCCAAGCCGGACGCTCCCCAGGACGATTTTGCGTTGTTCAAGGTGCTGGCTGAGAATGGCCCAGCGTTCATGAAGGCGGCTGCCCTCGTGACCAACGCCAACGTGGAATTCTACGAGAAGCTGCGCCCTGATGAGTTCTTTGCGGTGGCCGCCAAGGTAGTGGAAGTGAACGGCGATTTTTTCGTCCGCGCCCTAGCCCCGGCACTGATTCGGTTCGCAAAGGGCGTGAGCACAATTGGTACGATTCTGTCCAACGGCTTGTCGCCGCAGGGCATCGAGTCGATGATGTCCTCAATTACGGCTATGGCGCCTTCCACGGCTTCATCCGGGCAGTGACGAGGGAGGAGTCGCGGATGTTCAAGGTGTTGGCCACTGTGGTGCGGGTTGCGGCGGCTGACGACAACAAGCGGTTTGATGAAGTGTGGAAGGAGTTGAGTCGTGGCGAACGGTAACATGAAATTCTCTGTAGTGCTGGAGGCGGTCACAGCCGCTTTCAACACGGCCATGAACCAGGCCAAGACCACCTACACCGCAGCAACCGCTTCTGTCAAGAAGGACTCCGCTGATTTGTCGTCTGCCACAGCAGCAGCCGCTGTGGACTTGAAGAAAGTGTTCCAAGCCGGTGACGCACGCGCCATCACGGAGGCTTTGAAGTCCACCACCAAGGAGTTGGACAGCTTGAGGGGCGGGGCCACTCTGAGCGCCAACGAGTTGAAGCGGGTAGGTACGGCGGGCAAACAGGCCATGAGTGAGCTCAAGGCCGAACTGACTCAGGCACGCGCAGAGTTGCAAGCGTTGACCACGGCCAAGGCTACCCCCACTGACATTGAGAACGCACGCAAGAAGGTGTCGGGGCTTGTGCGGGAAGTGGGTGATGCCGGGGTGTCCTATCAACGGTTTCAAGCCTCAGCCTCAGCAGCTATGGGGCGTGCAGCTACCGCTACGCAGGAGGCTTCTGACAAGGCCAAGTCTGCTGGCAAGGCCATTTACGACTCTCTCAACATCAAGACAGGCGGCACGCTACGCCAAGAGATAGCCCAGATCACTCAACAACTCAGCGAGTTCAAGAGCAAGGCCGGAGCACCCGCTGAGGAAGTCAACCGTGTCACCAAGGCGGCAGAAGCGCGGGTTGCTGCGCTCAAGAATGAACTGAGGGGTGTGGGCCCATTCGCTGAAGGTGCGGCCACCAGCATTCGCGACATGGGGTCTTCCTTGCTGGGCTTGGCGGGTGTCACCGCTGGCTTGGCCGCGGTAGCTCAGGGCTTGAAGGCGATTGTAGACACCACCATTCAGTTTCAGTCTGTCAACAAGCAGTTGGAGTACGCGGTAGGCAACGCGCAACGGGCGGGTGAGGAGTTTGAGTTCGTCAAGAAGACGGCCAACAGCCTCGGTTTGGACTTGTTGAGTGCGGCGGAAGGCTACGCCAAGTTGGCGGCTGCCACCAAGGGTACTACACTGGAAGGCAAGGGCACGCGGGACATTTTCCTCGGGGTGAGCCAAGCGGCTGCCACCATGGGCTTGAGCGTAGCGGACGCCAACGGGGTGTTCTTGGCTTTGAGCCAGATTGCCGGCAAGGGCAAGGTCAGCATGGAAGAGTTGCGCGGCCAGTTGGGCGAACGCCTACCTCCCGCAATGAAGATTGCCGCTGACAGCATGGGTGTGACGGTGCAGCGCCTCAACCAACTGGTTGAGAACGGCCTGGACGCCGAGGAGTTCCTGGCAGCGTTTGGCCCAGCGTTGCAAAAGGCGTTTGCGGCAGACGCGGCCAAGAACGCAGAAACGCTCCAGGGTCGTATCAACCTGTTGCGTAATGAATTCAAGGGTCTGTTGAACGACTTGGGCAACGGCGGGGTGGCAGACAGCGCGGTGC